TCTGTCAGTTATTGTCAGGTTGGAGGGGGGGAGGGGGTGTTGATTACCAACGATTTACATTTCCACGACCGATTCCCCCAAATGAAAAAAAATTGACAATTAGCCAGGGGGGGTAAACCCCGATAACCCCTGCACTGATGGGGGCTACAGGTTCGGCAATAAATCCTACAGGGTTTATCCCCTGACAACTTTTTATCCTGTCAAGGGGATAATAAGGGCATTCCCTTAATATCCCATTTAAATGGACACAAGTGGACATTACTAGTCTGCCCTGGAAAACCCTGCTTAACATAGGCACATGGCATTGTCCTGGACTCCACATCCTATCCTAACCATCCCGTCAAAGGATGAGCAACTTGCTATGGGTGCAGAAAGGTTGATGGAGTATTGGGAGAGACGGGAAGGGGCAATTGAACGGGAAATTGAGGATCCATTTAGATATGGTACAGAATTGCCACACTGGAAAAAGGTGGATGAAATATTGGAAACAAAAGCAGAATTGTTACTGCTTGGTGGCAATCGTTCATCAAAAACCGAAGCAATTGCGAAACGGGTTGTTAAGTCCCTGGTAGCAAACCCAGGCAGTGTAATATGGTGTTTTACTGCCACCAGTCAAAACAGCATAGCTAATCAGCAGGCAGTTGTGCATAAGTACCTGCCTGCTGAATTTAAGACCCTGGGTAGAAGTAGGGTTCATTATGTCTCATATTCGCAGAAAAATGGTTATACTTCATCTAGTTTTATTTTACCTAATCGAAGCACCTGTGTATTCCGTAATTGGTCCCAAAATATTGAGACTATTGAAGGGGGTGAAGTTGGTTGCAGGGAACAGGCTAAACCAGGTACGCATAATATAGGAATTTGGTTTGACGAAGAAGTTCCCCAAAATTTTTTAAATACAGGTAGGTATAGGTGTTTATCCCGTGCAGACCCTAGAACTGGGATCCCTGCCAGGGTAATCAGTACCTTTACAACAATTTCGGGGTGGACCAATGTGGTTAATACTTTTCTGTCAGGAGCAGTTACCCTGGAAGACAAGGAAGCAGAATTATTACCTGGTGAACGGGTCCCTGTTGTACAACAACCTGTACGAAAGAATGCACAAATATTGTATTTCCATACGGCAGACAATCCCTATGGGGGATGGCCTGCCATGAAAATGCAGTTGGAAGGGGCAAGACGGGATGAAATTTTAACCAGGGCCTATGGTGTTCCAAGCAAACCGAGCAACACCACTTTCGTTAACCTGGATGACAGGGTTGTAATGAAGCACGAGGAAATTCCTGTTGTTAAGGATAGGAAAAGTAACCCCTGTAATTACATTCTTAGTATTGACCCTGCAGGTAGTAAGTCCTGGTTTATTCTGTTAGTTGCTGTCGATGTTTTCGGTGTGCATTATGTTTTAAAGGAATGGCCTGGTGTTGACATTGGAGAATGGGCAGACTTGGACAGGGGTGAAAAGGGCGTTCCAGGAGATGCATCTAAACCGAATGGCAACGGGATAGGGGACTATGCCAAGATTATTAAAGAAATGCTCAAGGGCATCGATGAAGAGGAAATTGTCGGACTAACTGGTAATGTGGAAATAATCATTGACCCAAGGATGGGCAATGCAACCTATTCCAAAAGTGATGGCACCAGTAACATAATTGCCGATTTGCATGAGCATGGGGTTAATGTTTACCCTGCCGAGGGGTTACCTATTGAAGATGGGCTACAGGCAATCAATTCGCTTTTGTCTTATGAGAAAAGCAAACCGATTGATTTAACAAATAAGCCCAGGTTATTCTTTTCTGACCAGGTGGGTAATACCCTGTTTTGTTGTATGAACTACAAAATGGATGATGGTTTGAAAGGGGTCTGCAAGGATCCCGTTGATTGTCTGAGATATGTGGCAATTGGGAATTATTCTTACATAGAAGATTCAGAATTAGAAATAAGTGAACCTGGTGGGTACTGATGCAAAAGATAACCATCGATGCAAATGAAATTGAACACCTTCTTCAGGTTAGCCTGCTCAGGTGTTCACATAATAGGATGAGCAAAAGACCAGGGCTTAATATTATGAATTGTTTGCAGGGGTGCATAGGTGAATTGGCATTTGCAAAATACTTTAACTTTTTCCCTGACTTTACCTGGGAAACCAGGACCCACCTGGGAACCAGTAGTAAGTGGTATGACTTTAGATTAAATAACGGGAAAACCTATGACATTAAAACGAGTCCCAAAGACTCGTTTGCGATTAACCAACAGGCAACCACTTTTAAAAACCAACCCGATTATTTTGTTTTTGTACAAACCCCCGAAGTAAACCTGGCGAAACAAATATGTGACCAGGAAGCAATTATTTACGGGTACAGCACAATGAAGCAGGTAAGGAATGCCTACCTGAGCAATTCAGGTCATTCCCCATTTTATTTGATAAAAAAAGCAAATATTAAACCACTTACAAAGAAGCAGTATGCATAAAATCACAAAGACAGAATTAAATGTATTAAGGGACCAGGGAATGTCCTACAAAAAGATTAGCGACAAACTAAAAATCTCAGTCAGTACCATTAAACGAAGGTTGCGTGAACCCGATCCCGATGTGTTTCCCCGTTACCAATCTGCCAAGGTTACCAGGTTGTTGGTTAATGCCCGTTTGATCCAGGTTACCTATGATGGAATTACTCGTATTGCTGTTAAAAAACCAGGTTATTTATACAAGTTAAAACAGGATGTTACCCTGGAGTTAGTGGATGAAAAAACAGCAAGAGTCCTGTGAAACTAAACAGGAACGATCAGACAGGATAGACACACTGCTTCGTTATTTAATTGTCAAGAATGCATCCCTGACAAAACCAGGGGATGATTACCCACAAATGACCCTGGATGAAATAGCAGAATTTTGTGGAACCGACAGAATGGTAATCTTTCGGGCAGAGCAATCTGCCCTGGCTAAGTTCAAGTCTAAAATTCCTGATTTTAATTTATACTTAGGGTTGGATGGAAAAACCCAATGAACAAACATTTTCAGAAGAACCTGACATTGAGTCGCTCCAGGAAGACTTAAACAGGTGTAGGGGCAACCTTTCCTACTATAAGGATAAAGCAGATACTGCCCGTGATACCAGGTTTGGTGCCTGGGCAGGTAGAAACTACAGGACGAACAAGAAAGAAGGTCAACATGCCTTCCCCTGGCCTGGAGCCAGTGACCAGGCAGTTGGTTTAATTGATCAGATTATTTGTGCTGATGTTGCGATGATGAAACGGGCAGTTTCAGGTGGAAACTTAAAGGCCCTACCAACTGAGCCAACCGACATACGGGTTGCCAGTCTAGTCGGTAAATACATGAAATGGACCCTGTCCGAAATGGATGAATTTGACAGGGAAACGGGCATCCTGGCTAACAATGTACAAATGTACGGAAACGGGATCTTGGGAACCTATTGGCACAGGAAAATTGATCGTTATTACGCACCCATTTCCCTGGAAGAAATTGCTCAACAAAGTCCTGATTTAGCCGAGGCTATTATGGCGAAGGATAAGTCAGCAAATGCATTACTTGCCCAAATATTTCCAAATTTAAAAAAGAAACGGGTCAATAAAATAGTTAAGGAATTAGCTGAGAATGGAACAGCAGAAGTTCCCAGGGAAAGAATGGTCAGCAACCGACCATGCATAAAATCCTATGAAATTGGCAGGGATATAATTTTTGACAGCAATGTATTAAGTGACATTCAGAATGCCAGGGCAGTTTATTGCATTCACCATCATTCCCCTGAATCGTTAAAGGAAATGGTATTTACCCAGGGTTTTGACCCTGAGTATGTGGATGAATTAATTGAAAAAGTTGGGTCACAAAATGCATCCAGTGACTTTACAGATTTTCCTATTCACAGGAACCACGATGACATTGAACACTATGAAGGTTTAATCAGACTGGTCAGTTGTTACAGAAGGGAATTAGATGAAGATGGAGTGCCTTTAATAAGTCACACCATCTTCAGTGAAGACTTGGACGGGTATGCCAAGCATGAATTAAATTCTTATGCCCAGGGCAAATATCCGTTTACCAGTTTTTGCAGGGAAACAATAAACCATCGTATTTTAGATTCACGGGGATTATGTGAAATTCTGCAACCTTACGAGCAGGCTATCAAGGTTGAGATTGATTCACGAATTGACCGAGCATCATTGTCAACTATTCCACCTATTATGTTCCAAACGGGTAGGAAACCCAGTCGTATCGGGCCTGGTAGTTTTATTCCGATTCGCAGGCCTGGCGAAGTTCAGTTCATGGATATTCCTCCTTATTCGCCTGCATCCACCGAAGTGGAAGGTGAGATGAGAATGATTGCCAATAAAATTGCAGGCAGGCCAACGAGTAATGAAGACCAAGTTGAAGCAAATTTAATTCGCCAGGAAATGGTCAGCATGTGGTTAGCCAATTGGAGGCCCGTATTAAAACAATTATGGCACCTGCAACGCACTTACGGGGGTCCTGAGCAGTGGACCAGGGCAACAGGAAATGAACAGGAAATACAAGTTGCGTTTGAGGAAACCAGTGAGCAGTTTGATTTTAAATTATCCTTTAATGCTGATAGTTTAGACCAGGATAAAGTCCTGGATAAATTAAAAGCACTGGGTGAAGTTTTTGCTCAGTATGACAGGCAGGGTCAGGCTAACTTTGGTGAATTAATGAAGTTGTTTGCCGAGTCAATTGACCCTAACCTTGCCGACCGATTGATCATGCCTCAACAGGCATCGAGTCAAAAAGAAGTGGAAGAAACAAGTGCTGACCTAGCTAAAATTGCATCGGGGCAGGTTGTAAATGCTCCTGAAAATTCTAACACACAATTACGCAAACAGGTTGTTGAAGGGTTCCTTGAGGGAACAGAAGAAATACCTGCTTTAGATGTACAGCAAAGATTGCAAAGTGATGAAGGTTTTAAAGCCAGGTTAGATAATTATATGAAGCAAATTTCCTTCCAGGAACAGCAACAAAAAAATGCGTTAACGGGCAAACTGGGGGCACCCCCTGGTAATGTCCCTGCATCTAATTCAGTAGCAAGTGGATAATTTAGAGGAAGCTGTTAAGGGCCTGAAAGACAGGCCCGATTTTGAGTTTATACTGGACCATATGAGAAAGTGCCGTGAAGGTTACATTGGTGATTTAACAAGCACAGCAGTGGTTGAAAACCCTCAGTTATTAGCCCATGCCAGTGGTTGCATAAGCGTATTGGATTTACTGCTCAAGGAAATAGAAGAGTGTAAGTAATGGATCCATCTGACCAGGTAAAGAAAGGGGTCATTCAACTCTGTGGTCAGTTCATTTTAGAGTCGGATTTAAGTGAACAGGACATTGTTCAGGCAGTGGTAAATGGACTCAACGAATGGTTACAGGATGATGTAATTGAGTTTACCCCCGATGTTTAGTCTAAAACTAAATTTTTTAGGTTAAAATTAAGTTTCATGGCAGGGTCAAACCTGCAGTCAAGAATGCAACTTAAACCAAAAAATGCAGACTACAGAACCAATCGAGGTTGCCGATCAAGCAACAGAACAAGACACACCTAACGAAAATCTCACCAACGATGATTTGCTCAATTTTATAGCGAGTGAACCAACAGAGGATGAGTCATCAACTGAAGCAGTTGCCACTGAAGAATCGGGGGCAGAGACTGAAGAAGAGGATGGGAATGAAGTTCTTTCACAGACAGAGGAAACGGAATTAACCGAGGAAGATGAGGTTGAAACTGAAGACGAAGAAACTGACCAGGAGAAAACTCCAAAATCAGTTCAGAAATTGTTGCGTCAAGTCTCAAAATTGACAAGTCGTGCAAAATCAGCAGAGGAAAATTATCAAGCCCTACAGGGTGAAGTACAATCACTGCGAGAGAAAAAGTCCGAAGAAAAAGCCAAGTCAGCATCGGTCAATGAAGTAGAAACTTACGAGGAATTGGAATCTCTTCGCCAGGATGCAATTAGTGCCAAGAAATGGGCACGAAAGTATGAAGGTCAGGAGTATGTTGAGGAAAATGGTCAGGAATTTACTAAGGAGCAAATTAAGCAAATTAGGGATAATGCCGAAGATTGTTTAGATGAAGAAATACCTGCCAGGATGAAATTCCTACAGGAAAAGCATCAATCCAATACATTAGCCAATCAGACTTTTGGTTTTTTAAGAGAACCAAAATCTGAGGAATACCAATTACTTGAGAGTATAAACCAAAATGACAGGTTTAAAGTTTTAGATGAATTGCCCAACGGGCTTTACATTAAAAGTTTAATAGTCGAGGGGTGCCGAGCAATAAAAGGAAAGGAAGTAAAAACTTCCACTAAAAAAACTGCTCCAGTTCCACCGACAGAACCTATTGGTGAAGTTTCTCCCCCTGTTAACAAAGTGAAAAAGCGTAAGTCCAGTGTTTTAGGAAAAGGTAATGTGTCTGAAGACCAACTAGTAGCATTTTTATCATAACTTTAAAATAACAGGAGAAAATTTATTATGCCTTTAGCAACATCATACGATTTAGGAGACAGACCCTCAGTACGGGGTGCAAGAGAAAGTTTAGACAACACATTACGCAGAACTGCCGTGGAATCCACGCCCATGTTCGCAATGTTATCACGAGGCCCAAAAGCCAAAGCAATGTTCACAGAATGGATGGTTGACGACTTATCCGAAGTTGCATTCCCAGGAGTAGTTGACGGGGCACCATTAGCATTTGATGGTGGGTTTATTGACAAAACAACTGATCGTGCGAGATTAGGAAACCGAATCCAACAAATCCAACGCACATTTGCATCGTCACCACAGGCAGAAGCAGTTGATGTGGCAGGCCCTGGATCATCACTTTACACCGAGAGTAAGGCCCGTGCCCTTATAGAATTAAAAAGGGATATTGAAGCATGTATTTGCTCTGACCAGGACCAAGCAGTTGGGACAGGTTTAGCAGGTGACAAACTCAGTGGTTTAGGTGCCTGGACGGACCCTGCAAACACCACAACTTATGGTTCATCCCTTCAGCAAGGGTATCGTTCAGTTAGTGCATCTCGTTTTGACTTAACAACAGCAGGTTCAATGACCGAAGACAATCTTCGTTCAATATTGCAGGCTATTTTTGAACAGCATGGTTCTGCTACCAGTTACAAATTGGTAGGTGGTCCGAGCTGTCTAAACGAAATAGCAGACATGACCCGTACAAATGTTGCCAGTGCGAGTGGTTCACCTTCTTTCCAACTTACTCAAAATGTAGGTGACGGAACCTTAAAATTACAGGTCCAAGAGTATATCTCAGATTGGGGCCGTGTATATTTGGTGCCGACCCTACTTAATGGTAGAACTTCAGGCGGTGCATTAAATAATGCTTCCCGAAACAGAGGTTACATCATTCCTTCTGACAATCATCTTTCAATTCGTTTTCTTGAAGACATTAAGTCTATCGATCTGGAAGATGTTGATGGTGGTGGTAAGCGTGGATTAGCCCGTACAATGTTGACCATTACGCCAACATCTGCAGGTAAACCATTGGGATCAATTGTTTAACTTTTAACCAGGTTGTTAGTCCTGGTTATGAAAACATGGGGGAGCCAGTTCGTGGGGTAGTGGCTCCCCCTTTTTATATTTATTATGAGTCTTAATATTATAATTCGAGGTGGTAAGAAAAGCATGTCAGACAATGAATTGAATGACTATTTGGCCAGGGAAAATAATAAAAAGGCATACTACGAAAAGCAGACTTACATGAAACGGCAACGCAAGGTTGCCAAAGATAATCAGCATTTAAAGGGGACAACCTTAAAAAGTATGAAACCAACAGGTGCGATTGACTTAACTACTTTTGTAAGAATGGAACAACAGGATCCTGGATTTTGGGACGATAAAAAAAGTCGGGATTCCTTCATGCGTGATAATCCTGAATGCAGGATTCAACCTGATTAATGGACACAAAGAATCAAAGTTTTACTGATGCTGAAGCAAAGTACAAGGCCCTGGTTGGCCTGGACTCATTAAACACATTTGATCAGTCTGTTTTTCGTCATGGTTTAAAATCTGCATTTAGAAAAGCATACGAGTCATATCCCTGGCCTGAGTTTTGTCATTTTGGCGAGGAAGTTACATTAAATGTAACTAAACAAATTAGAATATTTAACAAAAACAATGACCCTTTTATTTCCAGTAGTGAAGTAGGAGTTGGGGACAATAATATTGATTCTGTTTTAAATATTTTTAAGTTAGACCCAAAGACAAATATTGACGGGAAAGAATATATATTTTTTGAGACAATAAGTGTTTTAGCTTCCAGGGTAGTTCAAATATTAACTAACCAGGATTTAAACGGACAGGTTGTTTATGTTTCGTACAAAAATGACATTGAAGATTCAATCAAGGACCTGATTAACCCACAGGGAACGACAGGTTTTTTCGGCAGTGGGTCAGGTGACACAAATGTTTTACCATTTAACCTTTTTGAATACATGATTCAGGGTGCCTATGTTTTCTATTTAAAATCTGATGGGCAAAATCAGAAGGCAATACTAGAAGAGCAATTTGCTGACAAAATTTTACTGGAAGCAATTAGCAAAGTAAAAAACACGGGTAAGCAATACAGGCACAATCTTTTTACGGAAAGGCCCCGTTCACAATTTAGTAGACACAATTATAATCAGGCAAGTCAGGTAATACTACCAGGACAAGGGGGGCAACAGGGATGAACTTTGACGATTTAGAAGACAGGTTTCGTTCAGTTGCAGGCATTCAAGCAATGGATGCAACTGATAAGTTTTTCTTTATAAATTCATTAAACATTCGTGCAAAAGATGCCTGGACCAGGGCAAGTTGGCCTGAGTTAATAAGCATACAAAGTTATAGCGTAGGCACCCAAGGTGAATACGCTAAAGCAACAGCAACGATTAGTAATGACATTCTGAATGTTTATGACAAATCACCCTACAGCGACATTAGTGCTTTATCTATTTTTTACACTTTAATTGACGGGAGAATTGTCCTGGATCCAAAGTATCCCCAGTCAAGTGTTTATGTTTTATCCCGTCAGGCATTTACCCCGTACACAGATGCTTCAACTAACATACCTGACTTTCTACAGAGTTATTTACTATCTGCAATTTTGGCAGATTTTTTCCGTGGAGACTCACAATATGATAAGGCCCAGGTAGAGGAGTCCAGGGCCGAGGAATTTTTACTCAAGCAGATTGATCGAGTGGAAAAACAACAGCAACAAAGCACACCCCTGGTGGGCAGTTACAATAACACAATCACCAGGCAAATTTATCAAACCAATTAAGTATTATGGGAATTTCAGCAATAAATATCGCAAACAGCATGGGTGCCAACGGGTGCGTTTATGTAAATGACACAAACGCAAAAACAGGTAAATTCAGTGCTGTTCAATTTACGGAAGATTCTGTGATTGGTGCAATAACTGGACCAATGGAAAATTCAGCAGGGCTAATTAGTGACGGAACAACTTTTGTCCAGGGACAGGTTATTTACATGCCCATTACTTCACTGACATTGGTTTCAGGTGCCTGCTTGTTAATTAATAAATAACATGCCCCTTTTAAGTTTAGGACTGCATATTGGTGACATTGATGCCGACTCTATAGTTGGAGTCGGGGGAAGCAGTGAAACTTTTACATCGGGGAGTCTTTCTGCCACTGATAGTAATGCGACAGGTACAAATAATACCTATACCTTAACTTTTCGACCAAGTGTTGCAATTGTCGCAGGTAGTAGCATTGCCATTACTGGACTTACAGGTTCATCAACAGGGGACAATAGCAATTTAGGAATCGCAGGTGCTAATTCAGCTTTATTTGGTTCAGCAGGGGCCTGGACACAATCGAGTGGGATTTTAGTTTTAACTATTGCCAGTGGTCAAAGTGTTCCAAGTGGTAGTGACACAACCATTACCTTTGTGCTTGCTAACCCAAATTTAGCAAGCAATGGGGTAACTAATATTACTTTAATATCTAGTGGATTTTCTTCCCAGAGTTTGCCAGGAACATTTTTAAATGCAATCGCCATATTCAATGTCACCACAAGAAACACCGAAGCAAACATTTTAGCAAGTACACCAACTAATCCAACTGATGAAGTAAACATCGCATTCGGTACGGACACAGGTGATTTTTATATTTATAACGGAAGTGCTTGGTATATTTATAATGACTATTTTCAAAATATAAACAGCGTAGAATTTGACGGTACGGATGATTATTTAGACCTTAGTTCTTTAGATAGTACAATATCTAGTATTGGGGCTGGTGATGTTTCTATTTCAATGTGGGTCAAATTTGATAGTAGCATTCCAAGTTTTTCAGGGTTTTTACACTTCGGAAATGCAGACGCTTTTAGCAATTACTTTTATTGCCGTTACAATACAGGTAGTGTTGAGTTTCAATCCAGGGAAGGTACAAGTGGAATAGCGAACATACTAACAAGCGTGAGTAAAAATGTATGGTACAACCTAGTCTTTATTAGGAGTGGGACAACCGCTACACTTTATGTAAATAATAGTTCTAGTTCAGTTACTAACGCTGAATTTGGTGTGGATTTTAGTAACAACACAAATAATTTCATGCGAGTTGGAAGTAATAGAACTAACACTCAGGCTGGCATGGTTCTTGTTGATGAGGTAGCAGTATTCGACTCAGCTTTATCTGCATCTGATATATCTAGCATCTACAACAACGGATCACCTAAGCATATAGGTTCTTTTAACCCTGTAGGTTGGTGGAGAATGGGAGACGGAACGGAAGCTGGTAGTGGCACGACTGTGTACGATATGTCAATCAACGCCAACAACGGCACACTAACTAACGGACCGACCTTCTCAACAACAGTACCATCTTAAAATTATGAGCAGATCATATGTGATAATAGATGCGAACGAAGTGGACTCCGTGGATTTTAGCCAAGTGGATGAGACAAGTGCCGATACAATTAGATACTCAGTCGATAATAGTCAGACTTTTGTTAAGTACGAAGGATCACAACCCTCCTTTTTAGAAGGTAAAACACAATACACCCACTCTGAAATTCTCGATGTATTAGCAACAGAAGAGTGGACACCTGACGAACCCATTTAATTATGCCAACTACAATTCCATCCATCACTTCATCCACTCGTCCAGGTAGTCCCTCGGCAGGTGATGCTTACTTTGAAACAGACACACAGAACTATATTATTTACGATGGTGCTTATTGGTATGTCTACAACTATGACGACACTACTGCTTTTAGTAATACCCTGTCGCTTAGTTTTGATGGAGGGGATGACATAGAAACTACTTATAATGCCGCAACTAGCACATTCAGTATGAGTGTGTGGATTAAGGCATTGTCAGGTACAAGTATGTCATTTGGTGTTACGAGTGGTAATAATTCAATAGGTTCTCAAGGTCCGACCATACTTACAAGCACTAGTGTTGGAGCGGGTGGGGGGAATGGTTTTCTTATAGCATGGAAGGGTTATAATACAGGGTGGGCACCAGCAGGACTAGGTGGAGCAAATGCCGCTTTAGATATATTGGACGGTGAATGGCATCACTTGGCTTA